AATAGCTAAATTAGCTGAAGCCGCGGGGGTTAATGCCGAGGCAGTTGGTTTGTATTTATTGGCGAAGCATGCTCCCGAGCGTAATGCGGTCATCGCAGAGAAAAATAGAAAGCTAAGGGAGAAACAGGTTGCGGCTGCAGAAAAAGCAGAGGACCAGGCGGGGTTACAGGTTTACGCCGAAACACCTATCCCATTCCAAGACGGTGGTTCAGGAATCACCAATGCCCAGGCAGAAGGAATTTTGGCTCAGGCGGAAAAAGATGGTCTCACCCCCCAGATGGAAGAGATCGCTGGCAAGGTATACCAAATGCTGGATGAGTTCCGGCAAAGGATGGTTGATCAAAGACTGCTAGATGAAGATAGCAAGCTCGATTGGGAAAGCACTTACCAGTTCTATGTACCATTAAAAGGTTTTGCTGCAGAGCCTGATGAGCAGGGGAACTATCAGAGCTCCGACAAGACTCGAGGCTTCTCTATAACAGGGAGTGAGAGCCTCAAAGCCATGGGTAGGAAATCACTACCCCAGAATCCGTTGCTCGTGTCGTTCATGGATGTCGAAGCCAAGATGGTTCGAGGCAGAAAGAACGAAGTCGCGAATACGCTGTATGACCTGTTACGGGAAGCAGACAAGGCTGTAGGCGGAAATGATAAGCACAAAGCCTGGACGATATGGACAACGAAGAACCGGCCCGATAGTCAGTATGATCCGAATAAAAAGATGACTCTCCAAGAAATGAAGAGGGCGACCAGAACCGTCCCGTCATCAGATGGAAAACAAATATCTCAACCAAGATTTATGCAAGTAAAAAGAGGCGGTCAAACCTACTTCATCGATTTCACAGACGATGGTCTCAACGCATCGGTTCACACTCTAGGCGAGCAAGCCTTTTCCAGTTTGACCGGAATATTCAAAGCTGGCGCCAGATTCTTTGGTGCATTCCAGAACATTCGCCGTAATTTTTTCATCAACTCCAACCCCCTATTTATGCTGACTAACCCGATCAAAGATATCGAGGCGTCTACCATTTACCTTTGGAGTGAGTCTGAAGCTGCAGGGAGCAGAACTAGTGGTGAGAGCTTAGCGTTCAAAGTCAATAAAGGGCTACGTGCTGCCGGAAGCGCATACGTCCGGCATGAAAGGAGACAGGAAGGTAAGTCAGCAAAAGATAAAGAATACGACGCATATACCAAGGAGTACTTTGAGGACGGAGCTCCCACGGGGCTCACGCTCACTCGATCATACGATGAACAGATTCGCCGAATAAATAACATCGTTGGCAAAGGCGCCTTGATGAAGCGGGTAAAGGCCCTCGGCGATTGGGTAGAACTTTGGAATCAAGTGAGTGAAAACATGATTCGGTTGTCAGCGTATGTTGAGGCAAGGAAAGCTGGAGCAGAAAGGCAAGACGCTGCCACCTTGGCTAAAGACATTACGGTGAATTTTAATCGAAAGGGAGAACAAAGCGCCGGAATAAATCTGGGCTACTTGTTCTTCAATGCAGCGATTCAAGGCAACACTAATATCTTCCAGGGTATAGGGCGGAAAGGTGTAAAGGGTAAGGCGGCGGCTGTAGGAATAATGGGTATCGGGTATGCCCTAGCTGAAATGAATATCCTGCTATCAGGCGAAGATGATGACGGTGAGCTCAACTACCAAAATTACAATGAGCACGAGCTCAAAAGAACGATAAACATTCTTCCTTTTGAGGACTCAACAGGAGCCGCATTTCCAATGGCTTATGGCTACGGGTTTTTCCTAAACATTGGTCGATACATAGCTGAGTTACGGCACGGCATTAAAGATGAATTGGAAGTGGCTACGGCATTCACGCAAAACATCGTAGATCATTTTAGCCCTGTCTCGTTGTCAGATGGCGATGACTACATACAAGAAGCGCGAGGGCTTGCACCTGACATTCTTGAGTTTGCTGGTGACTACGCAGTCAACAGAAACTTTTTTGGCGGTCCAATCAAGTACGAGCAACTGCCGATGGGCGCCCAGAAAGCAGACTCCTACGCTTCTAAAAGAGCAACTAATGCCAACCTTAAATTGATTATGGAGTGGTTAAACGATGCTACAGGCGGTAGTGAATATCAGTCTAAAGATGACGCCAGGAGAGGCGACTTTGTATTGGATTGGAGTCCAGACAGAGCTGATTACACCATCAATTATTTCCTCGGTGGTCTGGGCCGATTTGGGGGACAGCTTGCTGACGTTGCGACAAAGATCGCTTTAGATCCTGAAGATATAAGACCCCTCGAGGATGTTCCTTTTGCGAGTTTGTTCTACAAAAAACCAGGTGAATACAAAGACCGTATGGAGTTCTACGAGAACAGCCAAACGATGAAGAATGTCATCGCGGAATTTAAGTCTGAGGCTGCTAAGGGTGATGCAGAGCGAGAGGCATTCCTGGCAAAAGAAGGACCCCTAATTGAGTTAGATACAGAGCACAAAGTAACTCTTCAAGCCCTAGCCGCGCATCGGCAAACAAGAAATTTTGTAGAAAAAGAGAATGATGATGTTGTGGCAGTGCGAAAGCGTAAGGATGAGATAGAAGTTAAAGAGAACGAGCTGTTCGATGACTTCAATAGGAAGTTTAGGGCTGCTTTAGAAGCAAGGGGCGCTAATTAAATGAGCGCCAAAACAAGTAACGGTCTAGACCTCAACGATAGCACCGCAATCAAGATACCCCTGGCTAACCTTATAAGCCTTTTAGCGGCGACAGCTGTTGCGGCATGGGCCTACTTTGGGCTTATGGAAAGAGTCACGTTCCTGGAGCATGACATGGACCTGGTCAGGGTAGAGGTCAGTACCAACTCTGAATTCTCAAGGCTCTGGCCCCGCGGTGAGATGGGCGCCTTGCCGGCAGACGGGAGACAAGATCTCAAGATAGAAAACCTCGAAGGAATTGTTGAGAAGTTACAAGACCAAGTTGATGAACTCAGAGATGAAAATTATCAGCGGGTAAAAAAATAATGGCACCCAAAAAATTAGAGGATAAAAGTCGATATGAAGCGCTTGACCAAGATGGTGACAATATTATTTCTGATCACGAGCTGGAGCAGGGACGAGCTCTGCTTGATATGGAAATTACTGAAGAAAAAAGTGATAGCCAGCGCCGCATGGCTTGGGTTTGTCTTATATCGATTCTCGTACTTACAGTTCTGCTGGTTTCTCCTGTTGTCTCAGAAACTAGAGTCTCTCAGCTGTCGGACCTCGTTGGACTATTCTACATTTCGATGGCGGGAATAGTTGGCGCCCATATGGGTGTTCAGGCTTGGATGTCTAAAAAGTAAAACCATGGAAGGGAAAATCACACAACACTTAGGAGTAATAATATGAGTGATGGAACAATAAAACTTCCTTCTTGGGCTACCGGAATGATGATTCCAGTGGTCGCTGCAGCTCTTTCGGGGGCAATGGTATGGGGTGCGAGCTCTGCTCGAGCCGAAGCAACTGCAGCGGAGGTCCAAAGGTTGGAAGAGCAAGTAAAAAAGACGGCAGAGAAAGCGGTGCAGAACGGAGAGTTATCGGCGGTGAACCAGGCTCAGATACAGAGTGTGGTTTCGGCGTTGAAAACGAACTCGGATGCGCTAGCAAAGACAGACGCCAGCTTGAATTTGCTAATCCAAACAATGCTGAAAAACCAGAACTAACCTTCGATCCCAGAGAGACCAGAGAAGGGTTGGAATGCGATCTCCGTAGATGGCGGAATCTCTACTTAATCAACCCTCCCGCATTGCGAAATAAAGTCGCAATCGATTGGCTATCTAGGAACCAAGGTAAGTGCCTGTACGGGCAGATCGTGTATATCCGCAACACAATGCCCAGGGTTTTAGGAACGGCTCACACAACCGAAATTGAGACGCTCTCGTGGGCGTTATTAAAAGAGGGAGCCAAGCAGACTCAAGCACTCACAACCAAGAGGGAAATCTAGTATGGAAATGCTAGTTTATGTTCTATTAATGTTTAAAGGTGGCGTCCAAGTACCTGATTTTCAAGTACATTTTAGGACCCTCAGCGAGTGTGGGCGTCATAAGGTAGCTATTGAGCACCAAAGTGGTGAGCGTCATGCCTGGGTTTTCCAGAAAACCAACCAATTCCAGTTGGTTTGTTATCCGAAACTCATCGATTCTCGTACTGCCGGAACCGACATTGTCTTCCATGACATTATTGCGAAGAAGGTCGAATGAACGAGTTGCCCCCATTCCCTAATAGCGTTCACGCTCTGCCAGAAAACGCTAAGCATCAGATACAAAAAATTGAGGTTGATCGCCTACAAGCGAAGGAAACGAAAGTTAATGAAGTAGTAACTACCTACTACGATGCGAATGTATACACCTATCGCAACGGGCAGCTATCTACGACGATGCCCAAAGCAACTGGTCAACAGATACAGAGAACTGTGTGATCATTGAATCCGTTGCGGCAGCTAGTGCCGCCTTGAGTGCGATCAACCAGCTCATAGCTAAGGTTAATGAGACCGGGCAGGGTGTACAATCAGCTATGTCAATGATCGCTTCATTCGGAGAAGCGTTAGATCAGTTCGAGATGGACCGCCGGCAGAGTGTGTTCAAGCCGCTGTCGAACCAGGACATCTTAAAAATTCAGATGATTCGTAGGTCCCAGGCTCGATACGAAACCGAACTTAGGAATTTGCTTTTAGTGGCGGACCCGCAATTGCTCGAGGACTATGACAAGGCTATTAGAGAAAGGGAGTATCAACGCAAAGAGCATAACAAAATGCTCATGCTGAAAAAGAAAAAAAGGGCCCGTCTACAGGCTCAAATACTTGTGGGCGGTGTTACTTTGGTTGTGGGTTTAGTTCTTATAGCGGCGGGTTTTATGATTCTGTTTCGGCTGTATGGCTAGATTAATGAACTACTAACTTTATATCTTGATGACCGCACTTCTTTGGTGGTCTTGGGTTAACGTTAGATAGTAGGTTGTTGATCATTGCATCAACCTCATCCTCTTGAATGCCACAACTACGAATGACTCTATCTAAGGCGCCATACTGAAAGATACGCCAGAGATCTACAGGTATGTCTCCACCCAGCATGAGATGAGTATCCCCAATAACTGCGTCAAGACGTCTTAACATATCTGTTAGCATTTCTTGTACTTGTTCATCATCCAGAAAATCATCTACATTTTTTGCCATGTTATAGCTCCGTCACCCCTAAAATAGGGGCGTAAAAAATTGGTACCGCTCACGGAACTGATTGATTTAATTGAGAAAACGGCGAAGGGTGTCGTAGCCTTCGAGGGTTCGAATCCCTCTCTCTCCGCCATTCACTCTATATAGATCAACTAGTTACCTATAGGGTGTCGAAAGCTTTTCACCTTACACCCATAGGGTTCGACACCTTTTTCACTAAGGTTCGACACCCTTTCCTGTTTTTTCCAAGGGTTACGAACCCTTCGAGAATTTCCAACGACTGAATTAACTTGTTGGTAAAAATGCTCATTGCACGAGTACCTTAGCCAACTTGTTTGCAGCCGTTGCAAGCTCGGGGGTTGTAACGTGTAGATACCGGCTCATTGCAGCCTCTGATTCCCATCCACCTAACCGCTGGATAGTCTTCAAATCGGTGCCCTGTTGCCGATGCATTGTTGCAAAGGTATGCCTCAAGTCATGGAACCGAGCTCCCTTAAAACCATTATCGTCCAGAGCTTTTCGGACGGCGTTGGTTAAAAACTTAGAGCAGGGTTTGCCGTTGACGTTTCGGTCGCCTGACTCCTGGACAAAGACATGCTCGATCTTACCCTTCAAATGTGGGTAGCGTTTCTGCATGTACTCGCCATGGTCCAGGCCCTTGCGGACAATGTCCTGGGCTTCTTCAGATAATGGAATCATCTGATTGTTCCCATTCTTTGTATCGTCTTGGGTAAAGAGCAAGTAAGAACAATCAGGTGCTACCTGGTCAATCCGCAAATGAACGATCTGCTCATGGCGTTGCCCACAATAGAAACCTAATCTGGCTAGATCAGCTTTCAATGGGAACCTTTTATCCAAGAGCGAGAATAGTTTTTGCAACTGTTCAGGCGTGAAATGATTAGTCCTTTCTTTTTCTTTTTTCGTTGAGACCTTATGGACATAATCAACAGCTCTCAGCTTATCTCTGGCGTAAAAGAACAACGCTTTGTAATAAGTGACGTAGTTGTTGTATGTCGCATTCGAAATCAGCCTGGGCGGTTGAGCTTCGCGCTCAATGCCATTAACTGATTTATGCTTAACGGTAGTGCGAGCCACCTTTCTAAAATACTTATCGACTTCATCCTCGTGGATGTCATCGATGTATCGATCACCCCAAATCTCACACAATTGCGCGACACGCTTGAATGCGTCCGGACTCTTGGTTCGATCTTGTTTGCTGGGTTCAGATAGGTACAGCTCAGCTACCTCATTAACGGTCAGTCTTTTTTTCATTCTTGTGTTCTCCTCACTGTTGCCAGTTCCAGAGCGGTCACAAGCCTGATCGTAATTTGATTGGGCTCTTTTTACCAGAACGGGTGAGCCACCCCCGTTGGAGTAATGCCGATTGGGGGCTTGTGGGTTTGGCATATCTGGTTCCTTATTCCATGGATTCAGTGAATCTTATATAACCAGTAGATCAAATACAATATCTACAGGTGAAAAATAGTTGCAGCGGATGATTAAATTGCCGAGGAATTAAAGGTAAAGAAGTTCTTTTTAAAAACCCTGCGCGGCTCGGACTTCATCTAATCTTTTTCCCCTCAGACTGTCGTCCAGCCTGGGTGCTTGCCCGGCATACGCCAGGACAGGAGTGCATTCGATGCCACTGCTCACCGAATCATTGATCCGCACGATCCGCTCCACCTCAGTGGAGCTCACCTTCTGGATCAGTTGGTGGAACTACCCCGGCACTGTCTGCCGCGACAGCCGGTTCCGCGGTCGGAGTAAGGGTTTCCGCCGCTCCCGTATCAGCCGAGGTAGTCCCGTTTGTTGGTGCCGAATTTGCCCCACCAGATTGATCAGTTGGTGTGATCTCTGGGGGAAACGTTTCGGCTGTTGAGACTGCAGTTGCAGCCAAAGCTTGGCTAGCTAATGACGCTAAGTTGTCGATATTAGCTAGTAGTATCCCAATGCTTCTTAAAAACTCGATCGATCTCTCAAGATTCTGATGTCCCAGGAGTGTGTTTTTTTGTTCCTGGCTCAGCTTGTTGAAATCAAAAACCTTTCCGCCGAAACGAATCGGCTGTACTTCATCTGTCATCTTTTCCTCGCATCATCTCGTATCAATTTATATTCCCGCGGCGCGCTGACACCGATCCTTGCCTGAGCAAAGAACACCTTCCTTGTCTCCTTGCGCTGCGCTCCACACGAGTAACATTTGGTCGGTACGACCATTGGGTACTCATCACAATCCTCTAGCCATAGAGTTACGTCCTTCCCCAGGCTAAAACTTTCTTGAACATCCAGTACAAACTCTCGCGTATGGTCCCCTGACCGAACGTTAAAGACCGCATACTTATGTTCCGGCGAAATATTGATCTTGCGAATCCAAATAATGTCATCGCTTGTACTTTTTAAATCCGTAGGTTCTAGGTGGAAGCCCCCGAACAACCTCGAATCCACGGCTCTTGCTATTCGCAGAGCCATTTGCCATCTCCTTAATCAAACTTAGATCCATTAAAACGGAGCCGGTCCACTGGAGTCAGAGCCGCCTTTTTCCGGCTTGAAGGTATCCAGGGAGATATACATCTTCCCGTTCTTGCCTTCTTTGATGTCGAAATTAAGCCATTCATCCCCAGCTTCCTTTGCGTTCGCCACAGCATTCCGAAACCAATCCAGCTCATCGATCTTGATGCCGAATTTTGCAATGATCCATTCCGGAGTTTTCGGGCTCTTTGCTTTCGCATAAAACCCGTTGGCGAATATCACCTCTTTACTATCCATAGTTAGTCCTCAATCACCGTAGCTCGGTGAGTACTGGTTTGCTTTCTGAAGCTATCAAGCTCCTTCCCTTTTGCCTTGAGCGCTGCATCGCCGCCTAAGAATTCGTAGACTGCTTTATAGTCCACTGGCGGTGTTGAGCTAACGACTTTGATTTGCACCAAGCCGTTAGTGACACTCACCTTATGTCTGTCTGCAATTTCCTTCTTGAGATCCTCTTTTTGAGTCACCAAGGTTTCCAAAGCAGACAAATCGTCTTCGTTTCTTTTCTTTATTTCTTGAATTCGCTTAACCACTTTTGCGAGCTCTGTCATTTGCTCGTCTTCGATATTCTTGAATGTCTTGTCGGGCAGGGGAGCTATGTGTGCCTGGCGGAGACCGCCTTGCTGATACTGGTCGTTTATGTAGTTGAACCAGTTGTGGTACAGGCTTTGTCGTTCGACCGTACCCTCGCGCGGTTGTGACAAGAGCTCGGCGCTAACCTTTTCTTGCAACCATTTGGTCTTACGCTGAACGCGCTCTACCTTCACAACAGGCGGCTTGCTTGGATCCTTTTGCAGATAACAAACAAAATCACACCAATCGACATCCAAGCATTCCATCGCCATATAGACTTGCCAAAGATAGTGTTTCTTGTCGGAGTCAAATATGGAGTAAGTCTTTTTCCCAAAAGGGCATTTGATTTCCACCATGCCGTCCATGCCCACTAATCCATCAGGCGAGGCGCCGAGGAAAGAATGTTCTGGGTGTCGGACCATGCCGGTTTCAATGACTTGCTCGCCGGTCTCTTTTTCGTACCAGGCCCTAGCTAGTGGTTCTGTTTTAGTACCATGCTTAACCGCGGGATTTGTTTTGAACTCTGAGGGTTCGCCAGATAGAGCTCTGACTTTCTGCCTTACAATTTCCATGGGTTTATTCCATGGATTCACCAACTCGAAAGCTGAGCACTCGGTTGAGCTAATTACTGTTGCTCTTTCTTTCAACCACTCTGGACTTCCTTGGACAAACATAGCCATTACTTTGGCTCCTGTTTTGCTTGGTGTGCCTCAACGAAAAGATCCTCTCTGACTGCTCGTTCTCCATCGGATTCCTCGATCCCTTTGTTTCTAAGCAGATTGTTGAATCTGTTAAGAAATTTATGAACTGAATCGTCTGTCTTGCCTCTAAACTTCTTTGATTGTTCAGACCAGAGCTCTGCTAGTTGGTTTGTGTCTTCTGGTTGTTCAGTCTCCTGGTCTTCTTCTGGCTCTTGATCTTCAGAGGAGTTCTGTTCCGGCATATATAAATCAGCAAACAGGCCGAACTCAGCCATCGCTTTGACTCGACAACGCTGCTTGGCGGTATTTATGTCATCTGATGTTGGATTGGGTTTCGCTTCCCAGGTCCCGAACTTGTAAACCGGGAGGGTAGTGACTTGCGTCTTTCCCAAAACGGTCATTCTGCAACGGACTTCAGCGGTATCGCCGTAGTAAAAGGCGTGTCCGCCTGTCTCGTTAACCTCGAACTCCCAGGTGTAATCCGGGAATACAGCCTTCATGGCTGCGTGGGCATGCATCCAGTGGACATAAGTGAAGTCTTTTTGTGTGCCGTTAGGCAGCTGGCGAGTTTCTGTTTGAACTTTGTCTTTGGGAACGCTCGATAGCTTTTCCCAAATAAACTGAGATACATCCATGTCTTTTCTCCGATCCGAAGATGAAGAATGACATGACTAGAAAGAAAAAAACACCCCTAGAATTATTTAATTTTATAGATACTTATTTTCACTTTACGAAGAAGCCTGAGTCTTTCGGAAGGGTAGCCTTGGTTCTAGCTGTCAGATCTCTATCAAAAATGTCATCGAACTGATTTCCCCACGGCAATGTGGTGAGCTCCCAAACAATCCAAGTTTTTGTTTTCTTCAAAAACTCATCCTGTCTTTTCGGCATGTTTTCTTTCAGTTCTGCCAGAAGATTACTGTATTCAGTGTAGAGGGATTGCCAGTTTGGAGACTCTGTCATTCTTCGACCAATCTGCACCCGCGATTCAATCGCTGCCACATACACATGGAAGCTATACATATGGCTTATCATCACCGAGTTCATTGGATGATATTTTGGAAGCTTCGGTGAACGAAAATCCAACCTAGTTTCAGTGAATTTCGCCTCGCGATTTGTGATGATGCCAACTTGCTTTCTGATTCTTCTGACAGTGTCGGGGTATTCGAAGGCATACATTTCAAAAGTATTAACGTCTTGAAACACATGAGCGTATTTCATCGCTTCTTCCGCGGCATGTTTCAATACCGCTTCAGTGAAGTATTGGCTTGCGAATCTTATTTGCCCCTCTGGTGTGATCACAAGCATGTGCTTCCCAGTAGAGTAGTTGGAGCAAACGATTGGATCAAATACGGTTGCTTCTGGTTCTTCTGTTTTGCTCTTTTCGATCCAATCATCCAGCGCCATATCCAGTGAGCTTGGTTGTGGATACGGGAACCCGTTTGGTCCTAACAAATTCTTATCCTTCATTGCTTTTACCTCCGCTGCCGAACAAGGTAACCACCTCGCCCAATTGTTTTAGTTCTTGTTTAGGGTTGTCCGCTGCGTTCAGGCGTCTCATCACATGAGCCATCTGCGAATCGG